CGTCGCTGATGGCTCGGTCCATCTTGGACACCCAGCGGTCCAGGTCCCCGCGCTCCACCCGCAGAGTCACGTCCGCTCCACCACCCCAAGCCGCCGCGCCGTCGCCTGCGTCTTGTGCGCCAGATCGCGGACGATGAACGTCCTGCCGGGCAGGTCCGGGTCGTGCGCCGACCGCGTGACCGTGACCTCGTCACCAACCCCGAGACCCACCACCGACATCGGCACGTGCACCTCCAGCCGCAGCACCAGCACGCGCGCCTCGCCGGGCTGCTGCTCCTGCGCCTGGACCGGGGGCTGCTGCACCCGGCACCGGCCCGCGTAGAGCTGCTCATAGGTCGGCGTAACCACGCCACCCGGGCCGGTCGTCTCACCGGTCCGCCGGCGGATGACGCACTGGTCGACCATGAGCCGCTCGGCGGCGGCCCGGCCGCGGGCGAGGGCAGTCGCTACGCTCACGGCCCACCCCCTACCGCGACACCGTGACGTAGGCGCTGGCGCCGTACGCGTCAGCGATGGCCTGCCGCATGTGCTCGGTCATCTGCATCCGCGCGTCCGCCTCGGCGTAGCTGACCCGGTGGTCGTCGATCGCCTCGGACGTGACACCGTCCGGGTTGCCGTAGCCGAGCCGTGCGAGCGACAGGCACGCGTCGCGGGCGAGTTGGAGCCACGGAGATTCAGCCGAGTAGCCGTGGGTGTAGGCGACCGTGACCTGGGTCGGTCGCGAGCAGCTAGCGCGCCACCCTGCCGGCCGCCAGAGCATCTGCTTCGACAGCCGCCAGTCCGTGACCGGTGTACCCTCGATCTCTACGCCCGTCACCGAACGGACCGGGTGCTGTGGCAGCGCGAGGTACTGGTCGCAGTCCGACGGGTCAACGTCGATCACAGCGGTGTCGGCGACATCCACGATGCGCTGTCCGCCGGCCGCGCGCTGAACCTTGGCGGTGGCGAGTTCGACCAGCATCTGCATCGTCGCCTGCTGTCCGGCAGTCAGCGACGTGTAGTCGAGCTGCAGCAGGGAGGCGAGATCCTGCGGCGTCGCCAGTTGGTCAGCCACGGACCCCGCCTCCCTTGCGCCTAGGACTCGTCGGACTTCGCCGCCTTATACGGCGCCTTTTTTGCGGGCGTCTTCTTCGGTTCGTCGAGGATGACCAGCTCGCCAGCTTCCACCCGCGTCTTGAACGTGCGCTCGTCCATTGCGGGGCTGGGGACCGTAACAACGGCCTCTGCCCCGTTCGGACCGCGCACCCGGTAGCGGGCCATCAGGAGACGATGATGTCCGCGGCGGCCAGCCCGGTCGGCCTGACCACCTTGGCGCCGTACAGGTGCAGACCCTTGAGGCCGTCGGCGAACCGCTTCTCCATGCGGAACGCCTCGGTCCGGGCGATCTGCTCCGCGTAGGACACCGCGCCCGGGTAGCCGGCGATCATGAGCTTTCCGGTGCCCGCGCCCGGCCCATCAGGGGCGTTGTTGCTCTTGAGCACGTTGAAGCCGAACGCCCGCCCGATCTGGCCGTTGCGCAGCGCATCGCTCGTTCCGGACGCGTCGACCGGCACGAACAGCTGCGAACGCAGCAGCAGGCCCTCGAAGGCCGGGGTGACGACGACCCAGCGGCCTTCGGTCGGCACGCTGGCCTCGTCGAGCTTGGTCTTGAGGTCGATCAAGACCCCCTCGGCGCCGACGGCGTCGCTGATGGTCGCCTCGGCGATCAGGTTGCCGGCGTCGACGTCGGTCGCCATCAGCCCGGCGAGGTACTGGTCAGCGACGTCACGCAGGCCGTACGCGGCCTCGTTCGCGGCCTCGGTCATCACGTCGCCGCGCGCCTGCCGGGCTTCGATGTCGTCGACCTCGAACGCGAAGTACTTCGCCTGGTTGATGGTCAGCGAGCGGGTCGCGTCGTCGACATCCTCGATGGTGATGTCGTTGTGCGCCGTGTAGGTGCCGATCGTGGGCCGGCCGACGCTGGTGATGTGCACGGTGTCGCCGTACTGGCTGATCTCGCCCTCGTAGTTGCGGTTCACCACGCCGGGGCCACCGTAGACGAGCGCCTTCTTCAGGCTGACGAGCAACTGCGCCGACCACACCTCGGGGATGAAGTTGGCGATGGCCATGATGTTCTCCTGGCTACTTGATGCCGAGGAGATCGTTTAGACGTCCCTCGGCCTTGGCTTTGACGATCGCCTCCGGGCTCATGCCCTTCAGGTCGTCGCGGGTGAGTTGCGCCGGCTTGCTCCCCTTGCGGGCGCCGCCGTCTGCGCTGCCCTGGAACCGTCGTCCGCCTTGCGCGGCCAGGTGGGGCTTCTTCTTCAGCAGGTCGTCGAGAGCTTCCTCAATCGCCTCAACGTCGACCTTGCCGTCGTCGACGAACTCGTCGACTCGCGACGCCAGCAGTGCGCGGGCGTCCTCCGGGTCGGCGAAACTTTTCGCTGCCTTCGCCTCGACCTTGTCCAGCGCCCGGTCCCGCAGCACCTCCGCGCGGGCCTCGGCATGCGCCTGCTTGCGGATCTCCTCCGGGTCCGGCTGGTCGTCGTCCTTGCCCTGCTGGGCCTTGAGGGTGGCGAGTTCCTGCTCGAGGGCCTTGCGCCGGTCGCGCTCGGACTGCCACTTGCTTTTCATGGCGTCGAGGGCTTTCTTGCCGGCGTCGCCGAGCTTGTCGGCGCCGTCGGGGTCGTCTTGGTCGTCGTCGCCGGTCGAGCTCGAACCGGCGTCGTCGTCGCCATCGCCGCCGTCGTCAGCGCCGCCCTTCACCGGCCAAATCGGGGCGCCGTTGCGGCGCAGGCCGATCGCGGTCAGCCCGGTAAACGGGTGAACGGGCAGGTCCGACCCAACGGCCGGAAGCTGAATGTTCATGTGTTGACTCCATTGCGGGGTCGGCCCCGCGCCTTGCGCGCGGGGAAGTCAGAGGATGTAGCCGAAGTGACGGAGCAGCCGGATCGCTTCGTCACGGTCGCCGCCAGCGAGGGCGTAGATGCTCTCCGGCATCAGCCGCGGGGGCTTCGCCGAGCGGTAGCGGGCGCCAGCCCGCTTCACGCCGGTGTCCAAAGCGCCCAACCGCCGGCCGGCGACACCCCGGGTCGTGACACCTTCGGTGGTGATGTAGAGCTGGCGGCCGTACACGTCGACCGCCTCGAGGCGTCCCCGCTTGCGACCACCGCGCAGCGCCCGTGCCTCTTCGGCGGTAATGCGGGCGCCAGCCGGCGCCAGTCCGCGAGCCCCCCGCCGGGCGTTGACGACCTGGTTGATGTCCGCGCCGTCGCGGATCGCCTGCGCGCCGGCCCGCGTGAACACCCGGTCCTGCTCTTCGCGGCTGAGGCCGTCGAAGTAGGCGCGCGGGTTGGTGCGGATGTCACCTGCGGTGTTCTCGCTCGCCGGAACGTGGATGCAGTCGCAGCGGGGGTGTCGCGTGAAGCCCTGGTTCCATCGGAACCGCTTGCCGGCCAGGATCACGCAGCGGTCACACGACTTGCCGACCAGCATCCGTACGTAGCCGGACGCCTGCCGCTGCGCGGCCAGGGCCACCCCGTCAGCCACCCGGCCGGCGTCGGCCACCTGCGTGGCGACGATCAGCTGTAGTGCCGCCTGCCCCGATGCGAGCGCCTCACTCTGCGTCGCGCCGCCAGCCAGCGCGACCTTGCTGGTGATGACCGGCTGCCGCAGCAGCACATCCAGCTCTCGGCCGTCGGAGGCGACCCCGGCGAACGCGTCGGCGTTGACCCTCACCGGCTCGGCGGCGATGTCCTGCTCGGCGAGCACCGCCGCGAGGTAGGCGTCAGCCGCGCCGGCGGACTCCCGCTGCGCCGCGGTGAGCGCGACGAGCAGCCGCAGTATCAGCGGCTCCCACGACCGGGCGATGTCGCCCGGGTCGAGCTGCTTCCACAGCTTCGCAGCTTCCCGCTCGAGCGCCCGGGCGAGCCTCGCGCGGCGCCGGTAGTGAGCCAGTGCCACGCTGCGCGCGGACACCGGCTACTCCTCGGTGGTGGGGACCTCGGGCGGAGCGCCGGCGGCTTGCGAGCGGGCGAGCGCCGCGATCGGGTCCCGGTCCATCTCGCTCTCGCGCATCGCCATCACCCGTGCCAACTCCGGCTGCGACAGTCCGTACCGCTCGGCCAGCCACGCGAACGGGAAGCCGATCGTCTGCAGCTTCACCAGCGCGTCCACCCGCTGAGCCTCGGAGTGGTTTTCGGCGTCCTTCCACTGCACGACACCGAACCGGGCCTGCTCAGCGAGCGCCTTGTTGTTGCGCACCAACGCGAACAGTCGGAAGACCTCACGCGCGGCCGGGCCGAGGAACAGGTGCATCTCCTTGACCTTCATCGTCAGCCCGGTCTCCGCGGCCCGCATCCCGTCCGCGTTGATGTTCGCCATCCCCTTGCCGAGGACCAGGTAGTGGGGCGGTGTGCGGGTCTGCGCGGCGATGTGTGTGACCGCGGTCTCGATGACGTTGGTGAACACGTCGAGCTTGGCCGCGTCCCATTGGCCGATCTTCGCGTTCGCGCCGGTCAACCACAGGATGCGATCCTGAGCCAGCTTCCGCAGGTCAACGGCCTTTTCGCCGACCTTCTGCCCGTTCTCATCCAGGATCGGGATCTTCGGTGGCTCCTGCCCCATGACGACGCGGGCAGGCATCGAGGCGAAGTCGGCGGCAGTGAACAGGTACGCCCACAACAGGTTGATCGCGTCCTGCATCGCCATCGTCCCAGCGATGTCGGACAGCGGCTCCCCGCCCAGCACCGGCCGGTTGGGGAACTCCACGACCGGCACCACACCGAGCGGGTTCGGCATGGGGTTCTGCTCGACACCCTCGCGCAGCTGCCACCCCGACGAGCCCATGAACGGCACCGCCAGACCCGATGTCGACTCGAAGAACTCGTAGCCGCGCGCCCCGGGCACCAGCTCCACCGTCCCAGCCACCCGGTTGTGCGGGCGCTGCCACTTCCACACCTCATCCGGGGTGTAGAGGGTGGCGAACTCGGTGGAGTCGTCGACCCACGTCTTCAGCGCGGCCACGCGCCGGCCGGGGTGCTCGACGTCGTAGCCGACAGCCACCTGATCGGGGCGCTCCCACGTTGCCACCGGCTCGTCGTTGTCGTCGCCCCACACCAGCACGTACGAACGGCGGGCGATGATCGACGACAGGAACCCTTGACTCGACTGGGCTTCCATGCCGTTGGCCTGCCAGTCGCGCCACAGCAGCTTCTCGGCATCCGACCGCCCTGGGTCGTCGTCGAGCCGGAAACCGTCGAGGCGCAGCCGCTCGTTCGGCGAGTTGCCGACCGGCTGACACCAGTTGTCGCAGAACTCGCGGTAACGCGCGGCGTGGTACTCCGCCCATTTGTCGCTTGCGAACTTCAGCTTCTGCTTGCCGCGGTAGTAGTCCTCGGCTGTCTGCACGTCCGCGCGCCGCGCCGCGATGACATCGTAGAGCTTCTGCGTCTGGGCGAGGGCCGCCTCGGCGGTCAGTGCCACGCGACCCCCCTCTCAGGCGCTGTAGGCGTACGAAGACTCGCTCTCGACGGCCAGTCCGGCAGCGATCGAGTCGAGGCGGGCCTGCCACGACAGTCCGCCCGCCATCGCTAGGTCGATCTTGTTTGGCGAGTCATGGCGTTCCTTGCTCATGACCCACAACGGCTTGCCATCGTCGTCAACGAGGTTCAGCTCGCGCTTCTGCGCCGCGCCGATGTGCCGGGCGAACACGGCGTCCCCGTCGTTGGTGACCTCGCCACCCTTGATGGCCCCGGCGTAGTTGGCGCACATCGTGGCCGTCTTCCGAAGGTTCCGCGAGTCCGTGTAGAAGTACACAACCCGCTTCATCCCGTACCGACCGGCCCAGTTCGCCAGCGGATCATCCCAGCCTTGCGCCGGGTCGCCGTACAGCCGCAGCACGTTGAAGGTGGCGAACAGCTGGTCGACCAGTTCGTCGACCTCACCCGTAGGCACCTCGCCGCCGGGGCAGTCCTCCGGCACCCACAGTCCGTACCGCGTCTGGAATCCGGTCTGGACGTGGGTTACGACCAGCGCGGTCGTATCCTTCCAACGCGACCCGTCAAATCCGGCGGTCACCATCGCATCGCGCGGGATGGTGAAGTTCGGCCGTGCCAGGTCGTCGCGCCACCGCTTGGCGTCGAACGCCTGCGCGGCTGACTTCGTCCACCGGTTGAGCCACACCCGCTCGAGGTACGTCGGGTCCGCGTTCGGGCGGTCCCACTGCTTGGCGATACCGCGCAGGTCCGACCAGTCAGCCGCCGGGCCGGACGCCTCGCGGATCGCCTCCACGCGGCCCTCGAGCGTCGTCAGATCATGGCCGGGCGACGCTTCGCGGTGGAAGTAGAACAGCTCCGGCTCTTCGATCTCGCCGCGGGCTATCGCCTCGGCCTCGTCCTTGTCCTCTTCTGCCACCGACCCGCCACCCGGCTCGCCGGCCGTCGTGGTGCCGAGCGACCATGGGTCATCCAGCGGCCGTTTCGGAAGGTTCGCCTCCATCGTGTGGTAGGCGCTTACCAGGCGCGGCGTATCCAGCCGGTGCGTTTCGTCGTAGTGCTGAAACGTCGTCCGAGCACCATCCCGAGCATTCGGCGAACCGGCCAGCGGCACTGCACGCCCGTCGGCCCGGCCACGCTCGTCGAGCCGGATGATGCGGTCCAGCCCGGCGTCGAACAGGTCGGCGTCCTTGCCTTCGGTCACCACGACGTACAAGGCGCCGTAGGCCAGCTCTTCGACCTGCCCTTCGGTGTAGGCCAGCATCGGGATGTAGGGGTCCCGCACCGGACGGCCGACCGGGTTGCCGGCAGCGTCGAAGCCGTCGCACCGCACCGGCCCCTCGGGGTGCAGCTCGGCGAAGGCGAGCCACGCCGCGAACTCGGTCTTCGCGGTGCCCTTCCGCCACGAGATCCGCACACGCCGGAAGCGGCGACGACCCGCCAGCGCATGCCCCTTCGGGTACACCTCATACGCCCGGTAGATCGCTGCACGCTTCTCGGGGTCCAGCTTCGCTGGCTGGCCCTTGAGCGACCCCGGACCGAAAACCGCCCGTTCCTCGATCAGTGCGCAGACCTGAGGCCCCAGCGTCGGCCACGGCTCGTCGTCGAGGTCCGGGACGATGAAGGTGCTCACACCGCCCGCAGAATCGCCCGCGGGTCATCGGCGGCCAGCCGCTTGCGCGGCGCCCGCTTCGCCCTGGCCGGCTTCTGCTCGACCTCCTCGGCTGGAACGTACCGGATCCGCTGCTTCAGCCGGTCCTCGCGAGTCAGCGCCAGCTTCGCCGACCGCTGCCGCACCTCCGCGGCCCGCTCGACGTTGCCCGCCCACATCTCGTTGACCACGAACGCTGTCTCCAACGCGAACATCCAGTCCGACGCCGACCACAGCACCGCGTGCGGAACCTTCCGAGTCGACTCCCACCACGCGCGGGCGCCCGGATTCCAGTCGTATCCCTCGGGCAGGTCCAGCGACGGACCCGTATAAGGGGCGTCCGGGACGTCGGTCCACTCGATGGTCTCTTTGTTGCGCCTGGCGCGGACGGTTGGGTCCTTCGGCGCCGGTCCGGCGATGGCCACGAATGTTCCTCCTCGACGGCATTGCGCCGTGCGCAGGTGCCAGCCGCATTGCGCGGCCGGCGGTGACGTCACGGTCCGTGACGGCCGGGTGCCCGGAACCCGTACACGGGAAAATCACCCTCCCCGGCGGTCCTCTG